GCGGCTGCGGCAGCGGCTGCCGCAGCAACTACCTTCTCCTTTTCAGCCTTCTCTTTAGCCGCCTTCTCAGCAGCTTTCTTGCGCTCCTCTAGGGCTTTCTCAGCTGCCACCGCCTTGGCGGCTCGTTCTTCAGGCGTAATGAACGTATCGTCAAGAGCCTTAATAATTTCGGGCTTCTTGAGACCCTTAATATCAACCTTCTTCTTTGCGCACCACTTCTTGAGATCATCAACTAGCATGTTCCTGATGTCTTCCCGTCGGAGTTCCTGCGTGTCTACAATAGATAGGGCAGGTCCTAGTAGAAATTGAGCACACTCCTTTTTGAATTTAAGGAAGATAGGACACGTCTCACTAAATGCCACCTTTGTCGTCGCCGGCGTAGGAAGCTTATCGTAGTCCTTGGCTTCGTTTGGAATAAAGTTCACAATCGCAATACGACCATTGTAATCGTTGTGATTATTAGATTGCCCAATCATTTTATGGATTGGACGAGCTTCAATAAATCGCCCATCTAGACCCATATGAACCCGACTAGAGCTCATATTACGACATCCATACGTAGGAAACTCTTTAGAGAGCACCTTATCGTCTAGAATGAGGTACTCTTTCGCAGTCCAGCTACTATCGCTATCAAACGCGCCTATCTTAGGACCACGAAGGATCCTAGCACGACCAGCCTTGACCTCATCCTCTAGGACTTCTGCCAGAGTCTTCCAGTTACGCGAATCTTCCTTCTGGACCAGCTTATCGCCCTCGTATACTTCTACCTCAAAGGTGGTCGCGGCAAGTGGAATGCGTGAATAGCGCGTGCAAATAATCTCCTTGAGAGCGCCAAATAGACGCGACGGATTGGTATAGTCGCCAAGCACTTTAGGGTTAAAACGGATGGTCCAGCGCAGACCACACGGGTTGAGATTCGTATCGTCGTCTGTAATACTCTTAGGTGTCTTGAGACCAAGGAAGGGACCCGTAATTTCAACTAGATCGGTCGTGTGTCCAACGCGACGACTCTTCGTACGATATTCAAGTTTCCATTCGGCGGTCTCGTACTCAGGCATCCACTTAGCCAGCATTTTCTTAGTGCCTTGACCATAGCGATGGTGAACGGTTATAGAATTAGCACTTGCCCACACAAGTAGGCGCGCAAGAGCTTCATCGCTAATAATACCACCACCATTATCCTCCACGATTAGAATACCTAGAGTTCCTGGAGGACTACCCGCTGGAGGCAGCCGAATAGTTATCTTAATCGTAGAGGCACATCCGTGCGAAATAGAACCATCATAAAGTTCAGGTAGAGTGAGGAGGGACGCAGGATAGTCATTGGTGTAGTCCATATTATCATTTGCCGCCGCGCGCCAATAGCCATGGTTTGCGGCATACTCAGGTAGTTCTTTGTAGGACGACATTGTGGTAACTGCCTAAAAAAATAATACCATCCCTCAAATTTTTTCGATCCGCTATTTACTCCATATAGTTCTTGGCGAGCGGCTCCCAAGTCGCCGCCTCATCAGGATAAATGCCATCGGCGTTTGCGACCAATCGGTCGATGCCTGGTACATCGTGAATATATACTACCCATACCAGCGTGTCTATTAACGCAATATCCAGATAGCAAGGAGTGCCAGTCTTCATAGCTCCGCCACCACCATATGCGAGCTCGACCTTATCAATAACCTCAGTAAGGTAGCGAGGTTTACGCGTTCCGCCACGAGTGCTCTGTACACTTGCTGCGTGGAAAGGATAGTGCTCGTCGTCAGTGTCTGGATGCTCCTTAAACGTTGTCTTTTTGTCAATCAGAGTAGCGTATCCCTTGAAGTGCTCATAATTCTTGAACACGCGGTACCCCTTGCCCTTGATGTCGTGCGCCACTTTGCCACGCGCGGCACGATTCTTATCGAACTGCGTTGGGACCGTGCGACCCTCTTCGTAGAGAATGCGCGGCAGGTAAATGGCGATGTTTTCCTGCTTCTTAATCTTCTTCTCCATACGAGACGTGGTGATAATCAGCGGCTTTACGTATCTAGCATAGATGGACAGCCCCTTAAGATTACCGGCAAGGCGGCACGCAAGCTGATACGCATCAGACGGACTCGCCACATTTGGCAGAATCGCACCGTCAAGCATAAAGTGCTCTCCCTGAAAGGTAATACCCTCCTTGATACAATTGAGTCCCGTTATGAAGAACGGAACATCGTTAAGTTGCGGGTATTCGCGAAAGAGGCGCGCCAGCACGTCTTTCGGTTCCTCCTTATTCTCATTATACTTATTGTACTCAATCACCTCACCATTCACTTGAATGGTCAGAGACTTCTCCTTGCCGTTCAGTTTGAGACCAGCCCATCCACGACTGAATAGGAAATCGCAAATGGCATCGTGTGTAATAGTCATAGAGTTGCCTGGAATAAGCCAGTGCTTTCCAGGCACCTCAATCATTGTAAGAAGTTCAGGATTGTTGAAGATTTGTAGGATGTATCCTGGAGCGCCAGTAGACATATCAAACGGACCTGCTTCATCTACCGATTCGTTGTCGTCAGGCACGAGCGGTTCTACAATACGCCATTCGCACTCGTGTAGGCTACGATATACGTCAGGATGCGTACATTGGTAAGGAATACGTGGAATATTGAAGTACTTATCAATAGGGTCCCACGATGCCGTAACTAGGGTAACACGCGCAATCTTGGATAAAGAGAGTGCGCGGTTGAACTTCGGCTTGAGGAGTAGCTTGATACACTTATGGGCTTCATCAATCCAAAGATTAATCTTGCGCTTGAAGTGCTTTGAGCTCTGTAGCCGTTCAAGAACCTTAAGCAGCTTCTTGAAACGCGCAGCGTTCGCGCAGCACACAATCATACTTACAATCTCGTCAACAATATCAAACGCAAGCTCGATCGGCTCCCGCCTGGCAGAACAGGTCCACGTTTCGGCACCATTGCGGAGGACCGCATACTCTGCGCCATCGTCTTCAGCCTCACTGTCCGTATTGATACTATCACTATCATCGTCCATTTCTGGACCAAGGTCGGCATTTAGACGATTCATTGTTTGACTGACAAGCAGTTTGTTGTTGGATGAAATCATAATATTCAAATCGTCCGCGCCATTGTCGTTCCGTGTAATCTTCATATACTCGGCGATCTTCTCCTCCATTTTACGTGTTTTGCCTGACTGACCAGGCAACTGAATACCATTGACTTTTTCAGAGCCAACTATGGGTGGCTGCTTATCACGGCGAGACTGCGCTGCGCCCATTTTGATGGGTCGAGCAGACCCCGTCTGGGTCCTTCAATTTTCGACCATCTTACTAGGATGGCAAAGAACGCCGATAGTTTATTCAACATGGTCATCGCACTTGTTGCGATAGGTATTTTATACGCGCTTTATCGATGTGTAGAGTCCCATCAACCACCAACGATTCATAGTATTCATGTGATTAACCTCGACCGCGATACAAAGCGTTGGGAGTCTATTCAGGCACAAGCAAATCAGCTAGGTCTTACAGTGAATCGGTTCAAAGCAATATACGGCAAGGATATTCCCTACAATCAGATGCGTGTACACGGTGTGGGAAATGCGATGGTGCGAGCAGACCGCAACGACCATAGAGGCGAAAAACTACACAATCTTGGCGTGGTTGGTTGCTATCTATCCCATCGCGCGCTTATCGAACAGTTAGGCACAATGAACGTTCCCGATTCCTACGGACATCTTATTTTAGAGGACGACGTAAGCCTACCAGCGGATTTCTTACAGCCTGGCGGTTCATGGGACAAACTCAAACATCGTATTCCAGCCGATTGGGATATGATATGGTTTCGTATGTGGAAACCGCTCGGCAGCGATGTAGCCCCTGGTATTATAAAACTCAAATCGGATCCACGTATTCGAGTGAATCTTGGTACATTTGCCTATGTTGTACGCCACGGTGCGATTCGCGACAAGATTCTACCGGCGCTCAAATATATGAACGATGCCTTTGACGAGCAGATAAATCATCATTTTAATGAGTGGAATTGCTACGTTTTACATCCTGGTATTATTGATATTAATGACGAGTTACAGGCGGATTCGGCGATTAATGCCATTAATATAACGCCGAAATCTGTCTAAAGCCACCTACACAAATATAAATATCGAAATGCTTATTTCTTCTGATACAATTCTAACAATCTTGAAGCATTTCGGTATTCAAATTACCGGTGTACTTCATATTGGCGCACACGAATGTGAGGAGATGGATATTTATAAAGGGTTTGGTCTAACTCCGAACAATATAACGTGGTTGGACGCAATTCCAGATAAGGTGGAGAAGGCAAGGGCGCGAGGCATACCAAATGTGTATAATGCCATTGTGAGGCATAAGGACGATATAATGACGAAACTCAATATTTCAAATAATACTCAATCCTCGAGTATTTTTGACCTTGGCGATATACATAAGCGTGAACACCCTGAGGTAGAGTATACATCATCGCTTGTTGCGCCGTCCATTACCATTGACACATTTTGTGAGCGTCATAAGATAGATATCGCAAAGAATAATTTTTGGAATATAGATATTCAAGGAGCAGAATTTGAGGCACTTGTTGGCGGTGAAAAGTGTCTCCAATTCGCAAAGGTGCTTTACTTGGAAATTAATGAGCAAGAGGTATACAATGGATGTATATTAAAGCCGATGCTCGACTATTATCTGGAGTCGCAGGGATTTGTATGTGTCGCTGTACAGATGTGGAAAAATGCGGGTTGGGGCGATGCTATTTACATTCGTAAATAGTTTATAAATACCACGGACGTCCTGCCGTACGCATCGCCCAATAATTACCGTTTTCTTTAATTTGTGCCTGAGTCTTAGGATCAAAGGCATCTAGACATAATTTGGAAAAATCCCAACTTTTGTGTAGCATTTCTTCATATTTTTCATTTAAATACTCTGGTGTAATTTCCGAGTAATCTTCCGTATAGAGAATAGGGCAATTACCATACTTTTCAAACATACTGTCGCGTCGTTCTACAATAGGTATACAACCCGCCATAAGCGCTTCATAATGTCGATGACAATCGATACCATTTCCTTCAGGAGACACCACAAATTTATAATAGGGCAATAAGCGTATGTAGGATGGATGAGGAATAATTATATTTTTAATTCCGTTGCTTTCCAAGGTTTGCATTATAAAGGAGCGGTTAATACCGTTAGGGCGCCGGAGTGAATCACTTGTTCCACCAAGTGCACACAGGACTGTATGGGTGTGAGGACCAATCTGAATCTTATCAAGTGAACCATTGTAATTTATAATTTCCCAATTCATTCCTATAGAAAACGGAACCCATTCGTCGTTGAGCCGGTCAAATTCTGAACAATTATACATAAGTTGTTCGCGACGCTTTAGCGTCCGCTGCCATTCAGCAAGTGTCATTTGATACATGTTGAATTATATTTGTATACGCTCTTTAAACAATTTAAGTTTAAAGATGTTCGTCGTGATTATAACAGTTGCTATGATACTACTTTCACTATGTATTCCAACAATGGACCGATGGTCGTTTTTAGAAAAGAATTTACCTGAGTATCTGACAAATCCTTATATTGATGAGATTGTTATTTGTGATGAAAATGGCAACGACGCAAATAAAATTCGTGCTCGGTTTCCAGATCCAAAGATTCGGCTATATGTAAATGATAGTTGCTTGGGTCCTTATCGTAATAAGCGCAAGGTTGTATCGCTCGCTAAACACAAGTTTGTATGTTTAATGGATTCGGATAATTTTGCCCCATTGTCTTATTTTGAGGCGTGGGAAGCGTTCCTAAACGGCAATGAACCGAACGAGCGGGTGGTGTACGCGCCGTATCGGACAATTCCGCAGGGTGACCATAAAGGGTTTGATTATTCGCTCATAAGGAACGTATATATTACACGTAATAATTTCAAGTATTATTGGAAAAATGTAGGATATATAACCGGATCACTATACAATACGGGTAATTACATTGTATCGAAGTCGTTGTTTATGGCGTCTGAATCGGATCCTGAATTCAAGCATCTGGAGGGACATAGGTCGACGGATGTGAGCGATGTGATTGTTCAGAACTATTTTATTTGGAAGAACGGAAACGGTATGATGGTAGTGGTCCCTGGTATGGACTATCATCATATTGTTCACGAGGGTAGTTTTTATCTACAGAATTCAGCGCACGTAAACACGTCTATGTTAGACAACTTTATGGCGTATTAATATGATGTGCGAATTTAAACCCGTAATTATTTAGATAAATAACTATGAGTTTAGTATTTTTATTTTATACACACAGTGATTATAGTGATATTTGGACTATTGTAAGCGATACATCTCAAATTATTCCAAAGAACTATAAGCGTCTTATTGCCATCAATTCAAATAGTCCGACCCAACCGTCTGGGTTCGATGGTATTATAACATATGATGAAACGCTAGCGTATTCAGATAGAGTCTTATCAATACTCAATCAACTTGATACCGAATATGTAGCATTTATTCACGACAACGATTTATTAATGAGTTTCTCAGATACAATTTTTACCGACCTTTTTTCCATTGTAAGAAACTATAAAATAGACCGATGTATTTTTGGAATTATTGGACATAATAACGGTTCAATCCATCATAGCCAATTTAGTCTCGTGAAGTCTACAAATACTCAAACTCCGCATTTTTTGATTCCATATGATGTGGGTCCGTCCATTTGGAAAGTACAATCGTTTAAGGACGGACTGAGTCTTATTCCGAACACATCATATCGAGATATTGAAAGTTCTGCGATTCAGAAATATTGTGGGGAGCAACTCAATATCTATGGATTTGCTCTAAATGACCCAAATCATCCATATTATGTTATAGGACGCCCTTTTACTGAGACATTTCAGTTTCTACATTTATTTGTTCGTGGCAAGTTATACGAATCGTATGTTTACATGGATCAAGAAGAGAATTTTAAGACTCTTATGAGTAAATATCCGGCGTTAATGAATCGTAGTATGAATGACGATTCTTATTCCGTATTTCATTATCTATGTCCGCGAACGATGTAGGGGTCGTCATAAGCGTTCCATATGGGTCGTCATAAGCGTTCCATATGGGTTAAATTAATCAAATCTAGAATAAGTGAAGATGGAAGAGGAGCCTGTGGCTATTCTTGTATCTGGTTTAGCTCGTTCATTTAATGAACATCTATACGCTTTCCTGAAGCAGTTGCCGTCCCATTATCATTTATTCATATCCTTTGCGCGCTCCGATACTAAAGATCATTTTATAAATACACCACACGCTATAGACTATTTGTTAGAAAATCCATGTGTCAAATTGATTATGATAGATTCTGAATTACCGCCTATTCCGTCAGGTCTATCGGAGCGTGAGCAGAATGTGATTATACATTGGCATCGTTTACAAAAGTTGTTCAATAATGTGCCGAACTATTATAAACGAGTCTTTCGGTGTCGCCCTGATATTAAGTTACAAATAACTGTCCAACAGTTTATAGCACACTTATCAGCACCATTTGAAGAAAATATGGTGTACATTCCTACAGGGTTTGATATATTTAATGAGCAATTCAAGACAGCAGACTGTGTAAATGATCAGGTTGCTTACGGTTCTTATGCGACACTACGTACCTACTGTCAAATGTATTGGTATCTCAAATCAACACCGCCAATCATATCAGAACAGCAACTATACAGCCATCTCACAATAAATGAACTCAATATTATGCGCATCGATATGCCCTATAAGCTCGTTTTGTCCAAGTGTTTTACAATTGCGGTCTGCGGTGATAGCGGCGCAGGAAAGAGCACACTCTCTAAGCTTATTCAAGATGTGTTGCCGTTCGACCAAACGCTACTCTTTGAAACGGACCGTTATCATAAATGGGAACGTGGTGCCGAACAGTACAGCACAATTACGCATTTAAATCCTAATGCGAATCACTTGGAAAAGCTATCGAGTGACACCTTCAAATTATGTTTGGGTGAGGATATACACGCAGTGGATTATGACCACGCCACCGGCAAGTTCACAGAGCCAAAGTACATCAAACCGAACAAATTTATGCTATTCTGCGGTCTCCATACACTTCATAAAGAGGCACTTAATGATATTTATAATCTAAAAATCTACTTAGACACCGATATCCATTTGAAGCAGCAATGGAAGCTACAGCGTGATGTAGCCATAAGGGGCGCCGACCCCAGTGTTCTCTTAGAAACAATGAAACTCAGAGAGCCGGACTATCTCGCCTATATTAAGCCTCAACAAGACGCCGCGGATGTTATTATACATCTATCAGCAAACGCCGCCAATCTAAATAAAATTCTCACAGCGGCAACGATTAAACGGCACTTGTCGCCGGCTATTCATAATAAACTCCTTCCATTCTTACGAGAAAATCCACTAGAGTCGGCAAATGATGCGATTGAGTATAGATTCCGTGAACAGGTTGCGCACGAAGAGTTTGCTGTACATCTAAAAGCGAACAAGTGTAATTTAAAGATTTCCAACGATAATTACGAAGGTATTATACAATATTTGATTATTTCTCTACTATGGAAGTAACAATAACTGAAGAGTACGAAACACTTTGCCGCCGAATAGGTCCGTGGACCGATTGGATACAGGGACCTGGTGGCAACATATCAGTAAAAGACGAGACAACAAATCGTGTCGTGTTAAAGAAGAGCGGCGCGCTCGTTTCGGCGCTTAATAACGGGCTCGTATGCGATCTTGCCGCTATTCGTCAAGCGCTCGCCGCAGGCAACGAGGACGTATCGCACACTGTGTTAGAGGGTACAGGAAAGCCTAGCATTGAGGCATTTCTACACGCTTTCCCGCCTCGCATTATTGTTCATACGCATCCATATCCGCTTATGAATGCCCTTTGTAACTATGAACCTATTGAACTTCCCAATATAAATTCGAAAACGGTAGAGTACTATAAACCCGGTGTGCCATTGGCGCAAACGATGTCTTTGGTATACGCCGATAATACAAAGGTATATTTTCTACGCAATCACGGTGTGGTAATTATGGGTGATACTATCGATGAAATTCTTACACATATGATTGCCATTACGAAATATATGTTCCGCACACCCCATACAGACATTCCGCTAGTATCATCACTCTTTGACACTATGCGCGAACTTACCGGCAAACAAATGTTGATTAAGCCATTCTTTACATCACATATTCTAGAGCGTATTTTCTTACCGTATACACCAGATATTGCTGTATTTTTACACGAGGCGCCTTTGCTCTTTGAGGACCCCAATGACGACGTCGCCGCAAAGCTGACCAATTATTATAAGAAATATCGACACCTTCCCAGTGTTATCTTTGCCAACAGTGTATTTTATATTATAGCCCACTCCGCGGAGGCGTGTTATAATATCTATGAAATTCTCCTGAGTTATCTTCACGTCGCACTACCCGCTAACTTCTTGTCAGACGCACAGGTTTCCGAGATTGTGAATTGGGATAAGGAGAAACTGCGGCAAATGAAGTAGATAAAAAGGCAGACTAATAAATAAATGTCGATATGTTTCTTAATGTTGAGACATGTATCAAACCCTGATTACGATAAATGGTGGATTGCCACATATAAATCAATACGCACATTTTATCCAGATACTCATATTAAAATTATTGATAACAATTCTACATGTGTGTCAACAATACCATTAGTAAACTGTGAAATCGTTCAAGCAAAATATCCAAAGTCTGGAGTGTACTCACCGTATTATGAATTTTTACATATTGATGGATACTCTAAGGCAGTGATTATACACGATGGATTTATTTTTAATAAGTATGTAGAGTTTAGTAATATTCATAATATTAAATTTTTTTGGCATTTTGAAGATCATTGGTGGGATGACAACAATTCAATAGTACCTTTGTTTAATGTATTAGATAACAATAAACCATTGTTAGATTTATATGAAAGTAAAGCATGGAATGGTTGTATGGGATGTATAAGTGTTATCGATAAATCATTTGTAAATCTATTAGAAGAGAAATATAAGATTTCCAACATAGCACCTTTAATCACTGATAAAAGTGGTGCTACAGCATTTGAACGTGTTTTAGCAGTATTATGTTACAATGAATACACAGATATAAAACACGCTCCGTCTCTAGAAGGAGATATACGAAATTTAATATGGGGGTATACATATAATAATTATATACAAAATCCGTCAGCTCAAATGAATAAACCATTCTTCAAATTATTTGGCGATAGATTTACACAACCTGCCTAACTTAATAGCGCCGAGGGGTGAACCTCCATTCTGTTGGAAAGTCAGGTTTCCGAGATTGTATTTTAGAATAAGGTAAACTTATAAAATTATAATATACTATAATTTTATAATATAATGTCTTTATGTTTTCTTATGTTAAGAAAGGTAGAAACTCCATATTTTGATAATTATTGGATAGAATCATATAAATCAATACGCAAGTTTTATCCAGATACACATATCAAAATTATTGATAGCAATTCTACGTGTGCGTCATTGATACCATTAGAAAATTGTGAGATCATTCACGCAGAATATTCTGAAGCTAGATTATATTCACCGTACTACGAATTTTTAAAAATAGAGGGTTACTCCAAGGCTATAATTATACACGATGGTTTTATTTTTAATCGTTACGTAGATTTTAGTACAATAAATAAAGTAAAATTTTTATGGCATTTTGAGACACATGAGTACGATGATACCAATCTAATAACAAGGCAATTAAATACATTAGAGAATAGTCAACCGTTAGTAGATTTGTATAATAGTAAAGCGTGGAATGGGTGCTTAGGTTGTATAATCGTTATAGATAAAGCATTTTTAACTCAATTAGAAGATAAATATAAATTATCGAGGCTTATACATATAATAAATAATAAGAATGATGCCATTGCGTTTGAACGTACAATAGCCGTAATGTGTTATCATGAATGCCCAGAACTAAAGGAGAATCCTTCCATTGAAGGAGATATCAAAAATATGATATGGGGTTATACATATAGTCAACTTGTAAACGATCGGTCAGTTCAAGATAGCAAACCGTTTTTTAAGTTATTCGGCGCAAGGTGAAGAATTAGGATCCCCAAAGACCGCGGTTATACAGTTTTGAACATACGGCATCAATTGTTACGCCACGCTTCGCGAGAAGAATTTTATAATCCAAGACATTCTCCTGTTGACCCTGTAATTCTGGCGATACAAGACATAGTTTGAGTCCACGGTGACGAAGACATGTTTCTACAAAATGTGTAAGGGGCAACTGAGTAAAGACATCTGCCCATACCCATGTTACAAAGGGTGCCATCGCCTCGACCGTGCTAAGCGATTCATATTCGGAAAAACGGACTGCTAGACGCCGTTCGCCCATCTTCCCTAGCTTAACCATCATTGGAATACTACAGTCCAATAGAAAGAATTGGGTGATTCCGCGAGCTTCAAGGTCGGCAATAGCACGTCGCTCAATTCCTTCGGACTTCACATTTACTATATAGAATTTGTTAGATGGACAGAACTTCAAGAAATCAGTAAAGAGCTGCCCACTCAAAAAAGGGTCGTGTTGTACAACAATTTCACCGCCGGTATCACGGATATCGAACTCTATACCGTCGGCGACTCCAAATACTTCCGCGGCAATTATTTCATTTAACTTATTCACACGATGTGCGATAAACATATATAAAGCCATAATCTGTGGCTTTATATATGAGCCGCATCAAATATCTACGCCACATAGAAAATGCGGTATTAACCAATCCTACGTATCCTAATTGTAAAGTGAATGGTATGAATCCATATGATGAGCAGATTATGTCTATGCCCGCAATGGTCGGTGCGTGTGAGCCGCAACAGCAAGCAATACCAACGACGACGAAGCCAGGTCACTACTTCTTCTTCATCTTCAATCTGAGTAACTACTTTCACTTCTTATATGATACATTGCCGTATTTGGCACATCATACAAATAGACAGCAAAAGATACTGTTACCGAAAGATCATGTGTGGATGCGCTTCCAGACGGAGTTCTTAGCAATGCTTGGCTATAAGGAGTTTACGTATGCGGAAGAGAATGTAGTATATGAGCATCTATATCTACCTTCATCCTTTACACACGGCAAGACACACGAGGGCGCTTGGGCATCCAATATGCCACCATCACCAGACGCACGCCGCATTTGGGATATGTTATTTACATCGAATAATGCCACACTACCTCGCAAGTTCTATGTCAGTCGCCGTACCTGGATTCATAATGATACGTCTAATATCGGCACAAACTATACAACACGGCGCAAGTGTATCAATGAGGACCAGGTTGTAGATACCTTAATTAATTATGGATACCAAGAAATATTTTGTGAGAATCTCAGTACGCTTGATAAGATTGGGCTATTTCAAACCGCCACACATATTATTGGATTCATTGGTGGCGGTATGGCAAATATCTTATTCAGCAATTCTAAGACTGCTGTGGGTTGTATAACAACGCCTGACTTTCTAACAATTAATAAGCGATTTGTTCATACGATGAACCACACGCGCTGTCGGTATGCTGATATAACGGCACACGCGCCGCACAAAGGTCCCTATCCGCTCTATGTGCGTGTTAAGATTACAGATGCCGCGTCTTCCTATTACGGAAAGATAGGTGAGATTGAGGCGTATATCGATGGTGCTTATACAGTGAAGATGTCGAATAATGATGTGGCGGGCTTTGCGGCGGATGGCATCTTTGCGACAGCAACCTTCAACCCATCTCAATTTGAAGCGCTTGATGGTGGACTCAATAGCCCGTTTGTATGTGATTTAGACGGTTTAAGGGCACTTGCTGAAGATCTAAATAAACCATGAAGGTCATTATACCGATGTCAGGCGTAGGGCGCCGGTTTGTGGAGGCGGGCTATACCGACCCCAAACCATTGATTGTTGTCGATGGTCAGCCGATTATTAAGCACGTGATTGATTTATTTCCTGGTGCTGAGGTACATTGTATTTGTAACCGGCAGCATATTGAGACGACAAATATGCGCGCGATCCTTGAGTCATATGGGGCGACTCTACACATTATTGAGGGTCACAGCCTTGGACCGGTATATGCGGTCTCACAAGTTTTTGATATAATTGGCGACGATGAGGAGGTTATTATTAGTTACTGTGATTATGGCACGGTATGGAATTATCAGACGTTTCTAGAGACAGTTCGCACCGGTGGGGCGGATGGAGCGATAGCAGCGTATCGCGGATTTCATCCTCATATGCTGGGAACGGATAACTATGCGTTTCTGCGTTGTGATATAGATGGACACGTGCTGGAAGTGCGTGAGAAGGAGCCGTTTACGGACAATCGTATGAGCGAGTACGCCTCTAACGGCACTTACTACTTTCGTTATGGAAAGTACGTTAAGAAGTATTTTAAGGCACTGATGATGAGCGGTGACGCCGGCAAGAAAAATGGTGAATTCTATGTGAGCCTTGTTTATAATCATATGATACAAGACGGCAAGCGTATTCTACCATTTGAGATTGAGAAGATGCTACAGTGGGGTACGCCGCACGACTTGGCGATTTATAATATGTGGAGCCGGCACTTTGAGGAGGCAGCAAATATACAGTTTATTCCTAAGAGTCGTGCTACGCTTATTTTGCCGTTGGCGGGGCGTGGTAGCCGCTTTAAGATGGATGGATTTACCGACCCCAAGCCGCTTCTAGATGTAAATGGCAAACCTATGATAGTACGTGCTGTCGAAAGTATTCCAGAGTGCCGTCATCAGGTCTTTATTTGTTTAGAGGAGCATCTGGCAGCGTACCCACTTGAGGCAGCGCTTAAGACGCAATGGGCTGAGTCTAAGATCATTAAGATTGCCGATACGACGGAAGGGCAGGCGTGTACGTGTGAGATTGGGCTCGACCAAGCAGGCGTTACAGACGACACACCGATTATGATTAGTGCGTGTGACAATGGAGCGGACTACAATTTCTTTGAGTATATGAAATTGGAGAATGATCCATCAGTGGATGTAATTGTATGGTCGTTTACAAATAATCCAACGGGTAAGCTGTTTCCGCATATGTATGCGTGGATGGATGTGGATGCTGAAAATACGATTAAGCACGTGAGTGTAAAGAAGCCGCTTCCAGGAGCGGTACACGCTATCATTGGTACGATGTTCTTCCGTAAGACGTCAATCTATCGTAAGGGGCTCAAGGATATCTACGAGAAGAATATTCGTACAAATGGTGAATATTATGTAGATGATTTACTGAATCCATTAATTGAGCGCGGTTATACTGTGAAGGTGTTTCCTGTAGATAGATACATATGCTGGGGTACTCCGGCAGATTATAAAACGTATAAATATTGGCTAGAGCACTTTTCCAAGGTGTATGGTCGTCCGATTTGTATGTAGATACGGTTAGAATCTATTTTTATTTCCTATATAAATAAGAAATGAAAGTAGCCTTCGTTGTAATAGCAATAGGTGAAAAATATTTAGATCATTATAACCGCATTTTTCGCCCCAGTCACGAAGCGTATGCTATAAGGTGCGGGTATCATTTTAGACTTATTACAGAGTATCTTGATCCGCAGCTTACTCATAAAGATGCTATTACCTTTAATAAAATATTAGTATGTAGTCAGCGGTGGAGTGATGAATATGATTATATTATTGTTGTTGATGCTGATATTGTAATAAATCCTAAAGCGCCTTCATTACACTTGGCGTATAACTATGGTAATAAGATTGGTATAGTCGATGAATTTAGTCAACCTACACCTATAGCACGTCTTGAGATGGAGAGATTCAACGAGACAAATTATAATAGCGCCGGTGATTATTATTATACTATTTTGGGAAAGCATATCGAAACTGATAAGGTATTTAATACAGGTATAATGGTATTTCAACCATTAAAACATAGAGATTTTCTTGAATCGATTTATAATAAATATAGTTCATATGCTGTAGGTCATAGAGCTGGTTATCATTTTGAACAGGCGTCGATAGGATATGAATTTCAATTGGCGGACATGTATCTTATTTTAGATAATAAATGGAACGCTATATGGGTATTAGAATCGGCATTGAATATTTATAATGCGATCGATTTGGATAATTTAGATATATATGCGAGTGCGAATTATTTTATACATTTTGTAGGTGGTATGTTTCATGAGTTTGTGTCAGAAATAAATTTTGATATACCCGCAATAGAAAACACACTCTACGATAGTATAATACTTGTACCGCCATGTTGTACAATCGGTGACACATTTTCTATGATTGGTATGATACATTTTTTGTTACAATATTATAACAAAGTGTATCTTTACGTTGAAAGAGATAATTATAACTATTTTGACGCGTATTTTTCTAAATCGGATTATTTTAACAAACGTATTTTTTTGTTGCTTGATACAAAAATACCATCGTTGATGTATAGTTTACCACCTAATAGTATTCATGTGTGCGATGTATTTACAGGCGGCTGGCAAGAACCTAGTATGTTATTAGCATCATATGAGGCAGTCGATAAAACATACTATTATAATGATGCGAATCCGATATGTAACCATCTGAAGATTGAACAAAAATACATCTGTATGCCGAATAGTCATTTGCCACCTACAGAAATGGAAATAAATCATTTAATCTATTACAAGCTTGTAGGACTAAATAATTCGGTCCGTATGGATTTTTTTGAGTATACACGTGATATAGAGAAAGAAAAAAATGCCACAGAGGAAGGTTTTAGAAAATACAGTATAATGAATGGAGAAAAGTATAATATTATAAACAGTGCTGGTAATACATCGGATATGAATTTTCTATTAAACTGTATTAATAATAAT